TTAGCGCGGATACTCAAACAGGAGATGCTCGGCTATTGGGTGTTAAATTGTTATTTACGACTGATGCAGCGAACGATGCGTAGGGGAAGATATGTCAGGTTTTGGTTATAACGTCTTAGGTTTTGGGGCCAACGCTTCTAGTGCGGCTGGCGGCCCAGTAGACGATGAGTTCAACCGTGTTAGTTTCTTGTCTCATTTTGACGGTGCAAACAACGGTGTGAACAATGTGTTTGATGATGGCTCTACATCTAACCACACAATCACAGCCAACGGCAATGTAACTCAAGGCAGCTTTAATCCATATGGAACTAATTGGGCTGTTGATTTTAGCAAGGATGCTAACCCCCGTTTAAGTTGCGGTAGTAGTTCTGATTTTACGTTTGGAACAGGTGACTTTACGGTTGAGTTCTTTGTATTCTTTTACTCCCTAACAAGTTATCAAACACCTATGTCTGCAGGGTATAGCAACGATAGTGGTGGTATGTTTATCCAGACTGGAAATGGTGATGGTAAGTTTCAGTTTCGCAGTGGTGGCAGTGCTTTAGTGTCAGAAACTACAAGTGATGCTGAAGCTAACAAGTGGTATCATATAGCTTTTTCACGACAAAGTGGCACTCTGCGTGTCTACCGAAACGGTGTTCAAACTGGTACAGCCTCTAATAGCACAAACTTAAATCGTACAGGTAATATTTTAATTGGGTCTGACCAAGATTTCAACATTGATGGCTTACTGTCTAATTTTAGATTGGTAAAAGGCACCTCACTATACAACAGTAATTTCACACCCCCAGCCTCTGCGCTAACTGCCGTAACTAATACAAAGTTACTTACGTTGCAAAGCAACAGGTTCGTTGATAATTCTGCCTCTGGGCATACAGTTACACCTAATACTGGAACAGAAACAATTGGTTCATTTGGCCCATTCCTGACCAGCAGTGTGTATGACGCAGCGGTGAACGGGGCGAGTAGCATAGGCGGTTATGTTGCGGCTGCAACTAGCACGGATTGGCAATTTGGTTCTGGAAATTTTACAGTGGAGTTTTGGACATACCCGTTAGGTACAGGCAGTTGGGTTATTGCCCACGGTGTTGGGGATGTAACAGGTTCTGCTATATCGTGGCAATATGGCTATGGGACGTTTGATTTTTATTATGGTTCATCTTCTGTTCAAATAACTTCACCAACTTTAACCTTAAACAGTTGGCAACATATTGCGGTGGTTAGAAATGGGGCAACGATAACGGTTTATAAAGATGGCGTTGCAACGGGTACAGCTAATATTGGCAGTAATAGTTTGAACACAGGTGGGACTAGCCCGTTTTACGTTGGGGCTTATCCCGGTGCAGCAAGTAGCAATATAAATGGCTACCTGTCTGACGTTAGAGTAGTCAAAGGCACGGCAGTCTACACCTCTGCGTTTACCCCACCAACAGCCCCACTTACAGCAGTCACCAACACCAAGCTTTTACTAAACATGGCAGATGGTCAGGCAATTGACAGTGCTGCACAGAATAATCTGACGTTGTATGGCACAGCTAAAACTAGCACAGCACAATATAAGTTTGGCACTGCGTCTTTGTTGTTAGATGGCAATAGTGATTACGTTGCCATTCCCGCAATAAATCTAACAGGTTCATTTACTTTGGAGTTTTTTGCATACTTAAATGCATGGCCTAATAGTTCAAACTTTGATATGTTTTATGGGCAAGCATCTTCAGTATATATGTGCTTCACCAGCGGCATTAACGGCAGCGGAAGTGATAGGTCTATACAATTGGCTTATGACCCTTCTGGCTATTCGGGCATTACCCAATTTAACGTAAACTCTGCAATGAACTCTGGGGCTTGGCACCACGTTGCAATTACAAAAAATAGTTCAAACGTTCATGTTTGCTACATTGACGGTACAGCGGTGCCTGCAACTAATGCTACGAAGGCGAATACATTTTTTACAACAGGAACTCACTTTATAGGTAGAGGGTATAGCCCAAGTTATCATTACTTTGGGGGCTATATTGACGATTTTAGAATTTCACAATTAGTTCGTTACACCAGCAATTTCACACCACCGACAGCAGCATTCGCAGATAAAGGACAATAGACATGATGATAGCACAGTTAAGTGGTAGTACGATTGTTGCGGTTGGGGATCACACTGCGTTGTTTCCAAACACACGTTTTTACAAAGGTGGTCCAGACTCAACGTGGATGGCTAATCATTCCTGCGTAGATGTAGTAAAATATTTATCTTATGACCATGCCACGCAGAAGAGCGAAGTTGTTACGCCGTATTTGTTAGATGGCAAGGTGTACACGCGCCGTGTTGTGGACATGACGGATAGTGAAAAAACTGCTTATGTTGCAAGTCAAAACGCAGCGGCAGCGCAACGCAATCGTGATGAGCGCAATAGGCGTTTGGCTAATTGTGATTGGGTGGTGACCAAGGCATTAGAGGCTGGTGGTTCTGTACCGTCTGCTTGGTCAACGTATCGCACCGCCCTGCGAGATATTACCACACACGCCAACTGGCCCAACTTGGCAAGTCCTGACATGGAAGGCAATGGGGGCGATTGGCCCACAGAGCCTAGTTAATGTTAGGGTTTGCCCCACTAGCTAACAACTCCATAGCGGGGTTTGGTAATGTTCCTGTAGATACCGCTGTAACGGGCGTGGCAGGAACAGGGGCGGTTGGAACTGTTGCAGTTGGCGCGGTAGTTACGGTTACGGGACCATCTGCGGGAACAGCCTCTGTTGGCACAGTTACTTCAGAGGGTGACGCCAATGCTAATGTGACGGGTCTTTCGGCTACGGGTTCAGTTGGATCAGTTCTTGTTTGGGGTGAAATCACACCCTCGCAAAATCCAAATTTCTCTGCTATAACTCCCTCACAAACACCGTCTTGGACGAATATCGCGGCATAGGATAATGACATGGCTAGTACATATGTAAACGATCTAAGGTTAGAAGAGATTGGTACTGGCGAAGCGTCTGGTACGTGGGGAACTAAAACTAACACTAACTTAGAACTTATTGGTGAGGCGTTTTCTTACGGCTCCGAAGCCATAGCCGATGCGTCCACACATACAATTACAATAGCTGATGGCGAGTCAGATCAGGCGCGTTCTCTGTATTTAAAATGTACGGGCGGCGGTCAGGCTTGCACGGTTACGCTTGCGCCCAACACTGTGTCTAAGGTTTGGATGATTGAAAACGCAACAAGTGCAACGCTGACTTTCTCTCAAGGATCAGGGGCAAACGTTGCCGTTGCCGCTGGCGAAGTAAAAATGATTGCAACGGATGGTCTTGGTTCAGGGGCCGTTGTTTATGATTTGCTGACAGATGTTAACTTGGCGGGAACCACGGCTCTTGCAACTTTAAAGCTCGGTGGCACAACAGTTACTTCCACCGCTGCGGAACTAAACATATTAGATGGGGTTACTTCCACCGCTGCGGAGTTAAACATATTAGACGGTGTGACAGCTACTGCGGCAGAGCTAAACTATAACGACACAGGCGCGGCTGTTGGTACGGTTGTAGCAAGTAAAACTGTAACGGCGGACGCTAATAAAGATGTGGCAAGCCTTCGTAATCTTACGCTTACAGGCGAGTTAGATGCGGCTACACTAGATATATCGGGCGCGGGTGATGTTGCAGGGGCGCTGACTAATAACTCAGCGGCGGTAAAGGTCGCGGGTGTGGAAACTATATATGTGCCTGCAACAGCAATGTACCCCAACACCACCAGCGGCTGTGCTAACATAGCTCAAGTTGAATTAAGCAACGGCCCTGAATTAAAGTGCTTGGACTTTGATGCAAGTTCCGAGGAGAATGCTCAGTTTACTGTGTGCTTTCCCAAGTCTTGGAATGAGGGAACCATTACGTTTCAAGCATTTTGGACAGTCACGGGAACAGATACAGGCACTGTAGCTTGGGGATTGTCAGGCGTAAGCATAGCAGATGATGCTTCAGTAAATACTGCTTTTGGAACAAATGTGGTAGCCACAGCAAAAGCTTTCAGCGGAACTTCTAACGATATGACTGTTTCAGCGGCTAGTAGCGCGGTAACAGTGGCTAGTGCCGCAGTGGACACACAAACGTATTTTCAAGTAATGCGGGACGTATCGGCAGACGATCAAACAGGAGATGCTAGACTTTTAGGAATAAAACTTTTCTTTACTACAGATGCAAAGAATGATGCCTAATGCCCTTAACAAAGCTACAGTTTAAACCCGGAATAAACAGGGAAACCACTTCGTACAGTAACGAAGGTGGTTGGTTTGATGGCGACAAAATACGATTTCGCATGGGTTTTCCTGAAAAGATAGGCGGTTGGATAAAGAACTCTGGCAATGCTTTTTTAGGCACTTGTCGTGCGCTTCACGCTTGGGTGGCTTTATCGGGTGAAAAATACATAGGTGTTGGAACAACCTTAAAGTATTACATAAGTGAGGGCGGAACATACCACGATATAACCCCCCTTAGAGTTGCATCTTCAGCCGTTACCTTCGCAGGGGGGGCCGACACGTTAAATGGAGCCATTACAGACTCGGCACAATCTATAACTTTGAACAGTGCTAGTGGATTTCCTACAGGCGGTGGACGTATTCTTATTGGATCAGAGCAAATTACATACGGCGGCATTAGTAGTGCCACCCTTACAGGATGTGAGCGTGGCGTTAACGGAACAACAGCAGCGGCGCATTCTGATGGCGCAGCGGTAACGTGCTGTACTTTGTCTGTCACAGACTCCGATGGTCACGGTGCGTTAGAAAACGACTTTGTAACTTTCTCAGGGGCGGCAACCCTTGGCGGTGTAATTACTGCAAACGTTTTAAACCAAGAGTATCAAGTAACGCATGTTGTAAGTGCTACCGTCTTTCAAATAGAGGCTAGGTCTGTTGCATCTATTGAAAGCATTACTACAACCTCTGGATTAAACCCTACTTTTGTTTTTGCTAACACCAGCGATACAGGGAATGGTGGTGGGTCATCAGTCGGAGCGTATCAAGTCAACACGGGATTAGACACCTCTGTTGGTGGTACGGGCTGGGGCGCAGGAACATGGGGTCGTGGAACATGGGACTCAGCGTCAACACTTTCGGCGGGGGGCTCTACCTTGCGTATTTGGAGCCACGATAATTTTGGTGAGGACCTGTTAATAAACGTTCGTGATGAAGGTATATTCTATTGGGACAAGTCTGGTGGCATTACGGCAAGAGCGGTTTCTCTTGCCAGTTTAGGTGTAGCCGCCGATAATATTCCGACTATTGCAAAGCAGGTATTAGTTTCGGACAAAGACAGGCACATTATTGCTTTTGGTTGCGACCCAGAGGGTGCGGGTGCAGGGGAACAAGACCCTTTGCTTATTCGTTTTGGCAGTCAAGAAAGCCTAACAGATTGGTCGGCAAAAGCTACTAATACAGCGGGTGATTTGCGCATTGGTTCCGGTTCCGAGATTATAACCGCGGTAGAAACCAGACAACAGATTCTGGTATTTACGGATGTGTCTTTACACGCCATGCAGTTTCTTGGACCGCCATTTACGTTTGGTATAAACACGGTTTCTGAAAACATTACTACGGCTGGGCCTTTGTGCGCTATTGCAGTAAATGACAACGTATTTTGGATGGGCCGCGAAGAGTTTTATGTTTATGCAGGTGCCGTAAACAAACTGCCTTGCACCGTTAAGGACTACGTTTTTTCGGACTTTAACCAAAATCAAATTGAAAAAGTTACTGCAGCAAATAACAGTTCGTTTTCAGAAATATGGTGGTTTTATCCGTCTGCAAGTAGTGAAGAAAATGACAGGTATGTTATTTTTAATTACGAGCAACAAATTTGGTATTATGGTAATTTAGGCCGCACGGCGTGGATAGATCGTGGGGTAGATGAATTGCCCATAGCCGCGGGTTCAGATCATTATTTGTATGACCACGAAAGCGGATTAGATGACGGTAGCACCGCACCAGCTAGCGCCCTAGCTGCAAACATAGAAAGTAGTCAGATAGATTTAGGTGACGGGGATCAGTTTGCTTTCCTGTCCAGAATTATACCAGACATTACGTTCCGCGATTCCACTGCCAACACGCCTACCGCTACGTTTACTTTGGGGGTTAGAAACTTTCCGGGCGGTAAATACTTACATACCGACGAAGATGTAGTATCAAAGACCGCATCAACGCCTGTTGAACAATTCACCAAAGAAGTGCGAACGCGGTTACGCGGACGGTCCTTTAACTTAAAGGTAGAAAGCACTGGGACGGAAACCACTTGGCGATTAGGGACGCCGAGGGTTGAAGTTAGACCAGACGGTAGAAGATAATGTCTAGGAATCTAGTTCGCCCGTTTTTTCCCATTCCGCCGCAGGAATATGACCAGACATACTTTGACGAGGTAATCCGATCTTTTGCGGTGTACTTGGATCAAATGCAGAACCCCGGAGAAGGCAGGCATACGGCGTTAGTTTTGACCAATTTACAGACGGACGATCAGGGTTTAGAAGCAGGTAGCTTGTATCAAGGGGCTAACTCTGATGGCTTAATGGGCTATGTTAAGATAACCTTAGCGGACATAAGTAGTTTGCGCGGCAACTCGGTTACAGGTTCAGTGGGTGCGGTTACGGTGACAACATGATAAATACATGGAAAAGTTTTAGACGGTCTGATACAGTCCAGATCAAAGGGGCGATGTGATGCAAGAACAG